CTTTAACATTTACTTGTTCCAAAGATAATCATGAAACTGAGCACCCTTATCCAAGATCAACTGATCCTGCATCAACTTCAAATGTTAAATTTAATAATGGAATTTTGAAAGTAATAGAAGTTGTAGATACAGATACATTTACAATTCTTGTTAATAATCCTTCTATTGGAGGACAAACAGTAGGATTATCAACATTTACTTTGTTTACTGTTGATAAATTAAACACTATACCAACAGGAATTAGTACATCCAGATTATTCTACAAAACTTTAAAACCATCTGAAGGTGTAGATTTAGATAATAATTTTATCATAATAAAAGATCATGAATTTAATACTGCGGAAGAGTTACGTTATTCTCCAAATGGATTTACCCCTTTACAGGTAGATGATCTTAGTGGAGGTACCACTAATATGCCATCTATAGTTTATGCTATAAATCCTGGAACTTCGGAAGATAGAGATAGAGATAAATTTCAAGTAGCATCTACTATAGCAAATGCAAATGCTGGTACTGCATTAACTGTTACTAGTGTTGGTACTGGTAATACTCATACATTTGCCATACCAACTGAATTAGCTACAAATAGAACAGTAATAAGTATAGACAACATAGTGCAAAATCCAATATCATTTAATAAACAAGTTAATCTTAGTTTGGATAGATTAGTTGGAGTTGGATCTACTGCTATATGGTTGAATGATATATCCAAAATTAGTGGTGGTGATATAGTTAAAATTGAAGATGAATATATGAAAGTTACAGGAGTTGGTATAGGTTCTACAAGTATTCTATATGTTAACAGAGGTTCTTTAGGTACATCTGCAGCAGCTCATGCAGTTGGTGCTGCTATAACATCTATTTCTGGTGATTATAGGATAGAAAATGGAATAATACATTTCACAACTCCACCGTATGGTCCTAGTGCATCTAAATTCAACGGTAGAGCATTCTATAGAAGAGACTATAGTAGAAATTATACATTTGATGATATTTCTGAATCTTTTGATGGTGAATCTAAGGAATTCCTCCTAAAACAAAATGGGATAGGAGTTACTAACTTGAATGCAACTCGTGAATATGGAATGATGATGGTTAATAATATTTTCCAAGATCCTGAACATGGATTTGGTGCTTCTAATTTATCTTCATCAGATTATACAATAGTTGGTTCTGGATCTTCTATTTTATTTTCTGGAACTTATGTTGGAACACAGAATTACGCATCAGATACCAGAAATTATCCAAAGGGTGGAATAATTAATGAGTTTATTATTGATCCTGGTGTTGGAATTCAGTCTTCATTCCAGGCAATTATATCTGGTTATAATATAAATTCAGATGGTGAAATAGCATCAGTAAGTATTGGAAATAGTGGTAGTGGTTATTTACAAGCACCTTCAGTTGGAATTGCAATAACAAATTATCATTTTGACCATAGATTTGTTACTTCAACAGAGAATTCCATCACAGTAACTGGTGGGGCGAAGGGACCATATACTCCAACAGATGCAGTATATAATTCAACTACGGGTAATTTAACATTAACTATTCCAAATCATACATTAACTACTAGTGATACTATTTCTTTTGTTAATGAATCATTAGTTTTCCAATGTTCTAAGGATGGTTATTCAAGTGATCATGCTTATCCTAGAACGACTGATCCAGCATCTACATCAAATTCAAAATTGAATACTGGGGTATTGGTAATTGATCAAGCAACTATAGGAGTTGATATAGTAGTTAATGTTGGAAGAGCTGCTGGAATTGGTGCAACATTAACTGCAACCATTGATAATGGAATGGTTACTGGAATAACAGTAGTAAATGGAGGAACTGGATATAAAGACTCATATGCACCAACAATTACAATTAGTGAACCAGCACCTTGGATGAATATTCCATTAATTGGAGGAAATGGTTCTGGTGCCACTTTAGATGTAGTTATAGGTACAGGAATGAGTGCAATATCGTATAAGTTATCCAATCCAGGAATTGGATATCATGTAAGTGATGAATTAGAGATGTCTCCTGTTCCATATAACAATACTGGAATATCAACATCACCACTCAAACTTACAGTAAAAAATAGACATCAAGATAAATTCTCTGGATGGACTTTTGGACAATTATTAGAAATTGATAATTTTGGTATTTATTTTAATGGATTTAGAAGAACATTCTTACTTACAAGAACCACAACAACTAAAGATTATTATAGTATAAATTCAAGAGAAGGTACAGGAATAGTTCTTGCCAATAATCTTTTAATTTTTATTAATGATGTTTTACAACAACCTGTTGAAGATTATACGTTTATTGGTGGAACTAAAATAACATTTAAAGAAGCACCTAAAAAAGGTAGTAAACTTAAAGTTTATTTGTATGTTGCATCATCTGATGATTATCTTGGTGTAGAGATTGATGAAACCATTAAACCAGGCGATGGTTTATCAATACAAAAGTGGCTTAATGATGGAGTATATACTATTCCACAAGATGAAAGAATAGTATATGAATTAATTTCTTCTGATTCTGTGAATACCCAAACTTATACGGGAGTAGGTATACGTACAGACGATCTTAAACGCCCAGTTATGTGGAAAAAGCAAACTGAAGATAAAATTATTGATGGTGTAAGGGTTGGGAAAACTAGAGTTCAATTGGAACCACAGATTTATCCAAGTACAAATATAATTAAAAGTGTCTCTACAACAGATACTAAGATATATGTTAAAAATCCTTATCCATTATTTAGTGTATATGATGACATTTCACAAAACTTGAATAATGTTACAATAGTTGGATTGGGTGCCACTCCTTTAGATACATCTTCCATAGAAACAGTAAAATCAGTTAGTTATGGTGGTGATTATGGACAAATTACTGGAATTTCTACTGCAAAAACAGGAGTTGGCACTCATCAATTAATATTTGATATTAGTTGTGATCCAAACATTAAGAGTTCTGTAACTAGGGAAGGTTCTGAGTCTAATTTAGGTAATAGACCAGGAATTGGTACTGGGGATTATTTTGTAATAGAAAATACTGGTATTGGTTCTGTTAGTTTAATGGCTGATGGAGGAGTTAAATCTTTAGGGATTGATGCATCAACTACTGTTGGGATAGGAAGTACATGGATTGATGGTGTATATCAAGCTTTAACTTGGACTGAAACTGGAGTTGGTAATACATCAATTCGAGTTACTACTTATGTTTCCTCTTTAGCAGGTATACATACTCTTGCGTATGCGGCTCCTGTTGGTGGAAATTCTGCAAGAGATGTCGGTACTTATAGTTGGGGATACTTAACTGGAAATAGAAGTTCCACTGCAGCAAAATCATTTACATTTTACAATGAGAATGGTATAGCTGGTATTGAAACTTCTGCACATATATCAAGAAAACTCCAATTAAAAGATAGAGCAAATCCTACATAATAATCAATATCATTAATCATATATAAATAATCAAAAATACAATAGCAATGCCAGCGATAATCACAGATCAATTTAGGATTTTGAATGCCAAGACTTTTACTGAAAGTTTTGCTGGAATCGGAACAGATTCTTCTTATTATACTTTTTTGGCACATCCAAAACCAGAGAATATTGATATAGAATATGGAAAAAGTGATTGGGATACCAATCCACCAGATCCTAGAGATTCATTTGAACAAGAAAGTTCTTATCATAACAGCATGCTCTTTATGAAAAGAGTATATTCAGATGATGTGAGGATGATAGTACCGAGATATAATTGGCAATCTGGAACAGTATATGATAGATATCGCCATAATATCGATATTCTTAGTCCATCTTCAGTTTTGGATGCAAAAACTTTATACGAATCAAAGTATATTGTAGTCAATTCCGAATATAAAGTTTATATTTGTATAAACAATGGAGAAAATCCAAGCAATGAAACTGGTGGAAAGTCAACTTCTGAACCCAATTTTGTAGAAACGGTTCCACAAAAAGTTGCAAATTCTACAGATGGGTATGTATGGAAATATTTGTTTACCATTCCACCTTCAGATGTTATACGATTTGTAACTGAGGATTATATACCTTTACCTAAAGATTGGGGAACTGGATCTACGCAGACTGTTAAAGATGCAGCTATAGATGGAAAACTTGAAGTTGATTCAATTGTAATAAAAAATAATGGATCTGATTATCAATTTAGTGGAGGAGTTGATAGTATAACACTTCCAGTATATGGTGATGGTATTGGTGCTAAAGCAACTATAACACTTGGAGCACTTGGAACAGTTGCTACTGCTAAGATTACAACTCCTGGATACGGATATACTAAAGCATTTTTAATATTTAAAAATAAAGATGTGCCTGGAATCGGGCAGGGATATTCAACAGGAGAGAATGATATTACTATAACGAATGGTACTGGTGCTGAATTTGAAATTTCTTGTCCTCCAAAAGGTGGACATGGATATGACATTTATAGAGAATGTGGATCACATCGTGTGATGGTGTACTCTAAATATGATTCTGATCCTGATTTTGTTACTGGTAATGATTTTGCTAGAATTGGTATTATAAAGAATCCAACTACAGTAGGTACTGGCGTTGGTTCTCAGATAATAAATACGAGTACAGCAACAACTACAGGAGCATTAAAATTATCTGGAACAAATTTGAAATATCCAAATAATTCCAAAATTACACAAGTTCTTGGATCCAATCCCCAAGTAACAGGAATTAGTTCTGTAGCAGTTGCTTATGTGGCTTCATTTAATAACAAAACTAATGTATTGAAATATTATCAACCAGTAGGACTTTCTACTCTTACTAGTACTGGATATAAAATTTTACCATTTAGTAATGATACTGCTTCTGGAGCTAATCTCAATATAACATGTGATGATACCACTGCTGTTGTTGGAAGTATAGATAATACTTTTGGAGGAACTACTGGTACTAATACAGTCCAATTGAGTGGTACTGGACAAGTGGTAAACCTTGGACAGACTTTTAAAAATGGTATTTCTCCTTCTGAAGTAAAAAGGTACTCTGGTGAGATAATATATATTGATAACAGACAACCTATAACTAGATCTGCTTCTCAAAAAGAAGAGTTAAAAATTGTAGTAGAGTTCTAAAAAATGGCTAAAAATACAAATTTAAATGTTTCTCCATATTTTGATGATTTTGATGAATCAAAAAACTACAATAAAGTTTTATTTAAACCTGGTTATCCAGTTCAAGCTAGAGAATTAACAACATTACAATCAATTCTTCAAAATCAAGTAGAAAAACTTGGAAAATATTTCTTTAAAGAGGGATCTGTAGTAGTACCTGGTGGCACTACATATGACAGTAAATATACATGTGTTAGAATAGATCCAACACATTTAACACTTCCTGTAAACGCATATACTAAGGTATTAGTAGATAATAATATTAAGATTAAAGGTGAAACATCTGGTGTAACTGCAACTGTAGTTAATAGATTAACTGCTACAGAATCTATAGACAATTTTGATACTTTGTATATTAAGTATACTGGTTCTGGAACTGATGGCACAACTAGACAATTTCAAGATGGAGAAAATTTAATAACATTATCAGATATAATTTATTCATCAACTTTTGCTAAATGTATTGAAACTGGAGCAACAAAGATTGGATCTTCAGCTTCGATTAGTGATGGATTATATTTTATAAGAGGTTCATTCGTAAAAGTTGAAAAATCAACTGTAATTTTAGATCAATATACATCTTTACCAAGTTATAAGATTGGATTAGTAGTTAATGAAAAGATTATTAGTGCTTCATCTACCAATTCTGATCTTTACGATAATGCTCAAGGATTTTCTAATGAATCTGCTCCAGGAGCAGATAGATTTTCTATTACTGCACAATTGGGTAAGAAATTATTAACTGATCCAGAAGATAAAAATTTCTTAGAGTTAATTCGTATTAATAATGGTATACTTAGTTATTTTGATCCAAGTACAGATCCAAAATTTAATTTATTTGAAGATGCATTAGCAAAAAGAACATATGAAGAATCTGGAAATTATTATGTAAGACCATTTACTATAGATTCTAGAGAGTCATTAAACGATAGAATATCTAATAGGGGTTTATATTTTGAAAATCAAATAACTCAAAATACAAATACTCCATCTGATGACATATTTTGCTTACAGATGTCTCCAGGAAAAGCTTATGCTAATGGATATAGAATAGTTAAAGATTATACTTCTGCTATTGATGTAAAGAAACCAAGGACTAAAAAAGAACAGGAAAATGTTTCTATTGCAATTAATGGTGGAAATATCTTAAAAGTTAACAATGTTTATGGAACTCCAAGAATTGGATTTACTTCATCTACAGAATATTCTTTAGATTTATTAGATAGAAGAATAGATAGAACAGGAACTAGTATAAAAGCAACTGGAAGTGAAGTTATAGGTAGAGCAAGAGTATATGACTGGAGTAATGTTGGTCTTACAACAGCAGCAAATGCTGATTTAAGATTATTCGATATTCAAACATATACTAAGATAAGTGTTGGAATTAAATTTGATACTAATACTGTTTTTAGAGATGATGTAGTTGAAGGAAAATATAGTGGTGCAACTGGTCATGTAGTAAGTAGTAGTGCTAATATTGGTAATACAGCATCATTAACTTTACAAGATGTTAGAGGTCAATTTACACGTAATGAACCATTATTAGTAAATGGAAATGATGTTGGTAGAAATGTTGGGGTTACTACTGATTATGATGTTTCAGATGCAAAATCAGTTCATTCCGCAGTTGGTATTAATACTTTTGCTGCTGATACTGAATTATCTCGTACTAAAGATATATTTAATACAGGACTTGTATGGCAATTAAAAAATAATGGAGAAGCAACATGTCCAGGTATATCCGATTTCAGAGGAGTAGTTAAGATTGGGGATATTTTACAATATAATACTGCAGGTACTGATACAGTACCGATTTATAATAGGGTATCTGCTATTGATAGTGCAGGTAAAACATTAACATTAGCTACAGTTGAGGATGTTGATAATATATGTACTGGTAGTTTAGTAGCTGGTACTACAGAAGTAACTGGTGTAAAGATAGCTAGTTCCACTTTAGATGGTGTAAATAAAGCAGCAAATATTGTTCCATTAGAAAATCCATATGTTTCATCAGTTAATGTTAAAGATTCTTCTTACATAATAAGAAAATTGATATATGATCAATCTACTGCTGCTGGTGTATTTGAGTTTAATTTAGATGATTTGGGTGATGATGATTTATATTATGAACCATTTAGTAAAGATAGGTATTATCTATCTAGAGCTTCAGACTGGGCTGGTGGGGGTAATGCAACGCAATTGCCAGGACTAAGAATTGATCTTGAGTCATCTCAAGTTGAGTTTAGTAATAATAACAGAACTATCACCATTAAAGGTCTTGCAGCTGCAGCACTTGATTATGAATTAACTGCTACTCTGAAGAGAAGTACACTATCTTCAAAAAATAAAGGAATATCTAGATGTGAAAATTTAGTTATTAGTCATTCAAAATTAACAGGATCTGGTAGTGGAAACACAACTTTAGATGATGGTTTGACGGCAGATACTGGAAATAATAGTAAAGGTTATGGAAGACGAGTTCAAGATAGAGAAATTTGTCTAAATTATCCAGATATTTACAGAGTTTTAGGTATATTTGAGTCCAATGATGCAAATGCTCCAGATTTACCAAGAATTACAGTTTCTGATGCATCAGATGTTTTCACAAATAATGTAATTGTTGGAGCTCAATTTGTTGGAAATACTTCTGGAGCTCTTGCTCGTGTGGTTGCCGTTCCTGCATCAGGAACACAATTGGATTTTGTTTATGAAAATAAAAAAGAATTTGAAATTGGTGAACTTATAACATTAAAAGAATCTGGAATTGTTGCTACAATTAATCTTTTAATGAAGGGTGATAGTGATATTTCACCAAACTATGAACTTGATAGTGGTCAGAGAGCAGATTTTATTGATTATGGTAGAATTGTAAGAAAGAAAGGTGCTCCACAACCAAGTAGACAAATAAGAATTATTTTTGATCGTTATACATGTGATGAAACTACTGGAAGTATTCAAACTGTCAATAGTTATAATTCTCTGGATTATACAAGAGAAATACCAACAATTCTTGGCACTAGGGCATCTGATGTAATTGATTTAAGACCAAGAGTTGCTTCTCCATATAGTTGGAGTGGAAATCCTGGATCACCATTTACATTTGGAAATAGAAATTTTGAAGGATCTCAAACAGAAACTGTAGTAGCAAATCAATCAGTTATTATAGATTATACTCATTATCTTGGTAGAATTGATAGATTATATTTAACTAATGATGGTATATTCGAATTAAAAGCAGGTGAACCATCTATAAATCCAAAACCACCTCTCAAAATAGATAATGGATTTGAGGTAGCTTGGATTTCTATGAATCCATATGTTCTAAATGCTTCTGAAGATGTTAATTATAAAATGGTTCCTCATAAAAGATATACTATGAAGGATATTGGTGGTCTTGAGAGTAGAATTAAAAATCTTGAAAATTACACTACACTTTCTCTTCTTGAGACTGATACTAAGAATTTGGCAATTAAAGATCCAAATACTGGATTGGATAAATTTAAGTCTGGTTTCTTTGTAGATAACTTCAGAAATCATGCTTCTCATGATTTTGATGGAGAATCTAATTTCGATATTGATATAAAGAGAAGTGAGTGTAGACCAAGAACAACAGAAAGAAACGTTGCTTTAATATATGAGACAACATCTTCTGCATCTAATCCTCTTGGTA